TCAGCCGCACATGACCGGAAATTGCACCGATGAGGCGCAGGAAGTTGTTCGGGCGCTTGCCCTGCTGGAACAGCTCGCCGAGGACGGAAACGGCTTGCGTGGAAGTGACAGCCATTGTTTTTACCTTTGAGGAGGATCGGGGTTATTGCCCGGACCTTCGGGGAAGGTGGCAGATCCGGGCCGGGGGAGTGACGGGTAAGGGCGCGGCGCTATTCGCCGCGCAGCTTCTGCAGCTTCAGGGTCAGCGAGTCGTGACGATTGCCTGCCTTCTCGGCGTCGGCGATCTTCTCGTCTAGCGTCTTCGCGCCCGGCGTGGCGGGCGGCTGCGTGATCGTACCAGCGGGACCGGCTGCCGGAGGCGCAGCGGGTGCTGCAGGAGCATCAGAAGCAGCCGCGGCCGCGACGCCAGCGCCGAGCGCCTTTAGCTGCTCGGCCTGCGTCCGCATGGCGGCCGGGTCGGTCGCGGTGATAAACGCGGCGGCGTCGGCCTTCAGGCCAAGCTCGGCCACGATACGACCGCGCTCGGCGTTCTGCAGTGCCGTTTCCAGCGCCTTGACGCGGGCCTGCACAGGATCTTCGGCGGGCGCTGCCGGAGCAGCAGGGGCGGGAGCAGCGGGAGCCGGAGCAGGGGCCGGGGCCGGAGCAGCAGGCGGCGTTACTTGTGGGATCGGCACGGTGGCCGCTGGCGCAGGGGCGGGAGCAGGGGCCGGGGCCGGAGTCGGCTCCGGAGTGGTAGCAGGACCGGCGGGCGTGTTCTGGTTACGATGAAGGCCGCGGATATACACGGGGTTACTCCTGGTCGGTGTCGGTTTCGGCGGGGCTGCCGGGAGAGGTCGCGCCGTAGTATCGGCGCTGAGATTCGGGTACGTCGTCAGGGCGAGGCCGCCGGGCAACGAATTGCTGGTCAGGCAGCGCGGCGAGGATCGAAACGGTGTAGCAAAGGCAGTGAGGGTGCCCGGGGGGAACATTCCCCGCGGAATAATTGCCCTCGCCGAGGCCCTCCGTATCGTCACCGGCCCAGGCGTCGCAAATGTCGGTTCGCGGGTGGCTAGGGGAGAGACGCCAGCCGATCGCGTCCACATAGGGAAGCAGATCTCCCGTTTCCGGGTCGCTGACGCTCTGGATATGGCCCTCGCGGTATGCGGTGTTGATCTCCGTCCGTGCTATCCGCATGGCGCGATACCGGACGTTGTCAACACCTTCCGTTTGTATTATTGGCTTGATCGCTGCGGCCATATGCCGCGCACTTTGGCCGGTCGCGATTCCGGACATAACCACGTCCCGGAGCTGGCCGCGTGCGACCTGGTCGAGGCTGTACAGGCGTTGCGAAAGCAGGATGCCATCCTTGTAGGTCCGCGCATAGGCGGCCTTCAGGACGCGCTCAGGAACGCCTGCGACCTGCCGGGAAACGCCGAGGCGGCCTCCGGCTTCCTGGAAGAGCATCGCGGCCTTTTCGTGGGTTGGCAGGGCCAGCAGGGCCGGTTGCGCGATCTGGTCACGCTCGGCCAGCACAGCGCGCAGCAGATCCTGCTCGCGCTGCTCGGCGATCTGCGCCGATTTGACGATCGAGTCGTCGAGCAGCTCTTTATACTGGTCGCGGAACTGGTCGAGCGTCGCCTCGATCGAGGCCAGCAGCTCGCGTCGGTACCGCTCGCCGAGGATGCCCCGAGGCGTGGTCATTATCGCGTGACGGAGATCTCGCGCGATCCGGGCGAGGAGCTGCTCCAGGTCGGCGACCGCGCCGTCGAGCGCCTGCAGATGCAGCCGCCGCGATGCCTGGATATAGGCCGCGTAGTCGGTCGCCAGAGACACGGGTTACAGGCCGCCGAGGGATTTCTCGATCTCAGAGACAACGATCTCGACGTCGGTCAGGCCGTCGCTCGATCGCATAAGTGTTGAGTACAGGCAGGTAGCCGCTGCCGGTAGTGTGCTGATCGGTCCGGATGCCTCCGGCGTGTTGTGCAGGACGGATTTAATCGCCTTGACGCGGGACAGAAGCGAGTACAGACGGGTTTCTATGCTGCCAGCTTGCGAGGCAACGGTCGGTACATGGTTCGGCGCTGGCGGGATCACGCGCGGCGAGGCGCAGGCGTCGCAGGCGTCTCCGACGCGGCGGCTCGGGGAGTTACAAGAACAGGCGGCCATAGTTTCTCCTTAACGGCTTCTGCCGTTGGTTTTTCGTTGGGTTTAGCGGTGGAATCGTTGGGCTTGTCGTCGAGGTGAAGCCGCTTGCGGGCCAGGTCGATACCGATCTCGACCAGGCCGACGACCAGCGTACAGAGGGCCGCTGTGGCGACATTCTCGGCCACGTCGCGAGCGCTGGCGGCTTTAGCCATTGGCGGCCTCCTGCTTGCCCTGCTGCGCGCCCGGGCGGCCGCCACTGAGGGCGAGATCTCCCTCAGTGGGGGAGGGCTTCGGCTCCTTTGCCAGCTCCTCTTTGAGGGCCTTAACGTCGCGGACGCCCTCGATCTGCGCGATCTGCTCGACGGCGCGATCGTGGGTGGTGTAACCGGCGACCTGCTCCTCCTGGATACGGCCGACCTCCGCCGTCTTTTCGTCGGGGGTGAGGGCGAACGGGGCAGGCCAGGCGATCTCTACCGAATAGGTATCCGTGACCTTCTCGTTCACGCCGAGGGATACGCCGTGGTGCTGCAGGCCCCGGGCGACGGCTTCAAGAAAGACCTCGATCCCGTCCTGACCATAGGATTTTTGCTTCTCGTTCGTCGTCTCGATCAGTACCGTATAGAGCTGCGTGAGGACGGCCTGCGAGAGCTGGCCCATGTTGGTTATCGCGGCGGGGTCGATCGAGACGGTACCCGCGCCCTCCTCGATCTCGCGGCGCAGCTCGCGGGCGTACTCCATCATGGAGGTCCGGAGGCCGTTTCCGCCCTCGGCAAAAACGACTTTGGCCTGCTTGCCCTCGCCAGCGCCCGGATCGGTTTTGAGGTCGATCGGCTGGCCCGGCTTCGCGGGCTTGTCGATATCCTCGTCGTCGATCTCGGCGTCGATAAAGTAGGGATTCAGCTCGCTGTCGAATTGGTTGGACCGCTTCATCTGGTACCAAACCAGGTTCAAATCATCAACGAGGCCCCAATACTCCCAGAGGTCGCCAGCGCCGTACAGGTCGTCTGTCTCCAGGTTTTTTACCGGCACGATCGGGATCAAGCCGAAGGGATTCGGCCCCGACTGGTCGGCGTCTTTAACCCAGTCCGGATAGGTGTCCGGGTTGCCGTTGTTGCCGAGGTCGTCGTCTGCCACCGGGACATAGATCACCATGTCCTCGGCGGTCCAATCCTCCCGATGCCAGTAGGAGCGGCCCTTCGTCGCGTCGTAGTAGGGATACTGTACGCGAGCCATAAGGAGGCGCGTCCGATCGTGGGGATGGTAGTACAGGCGTACCTGATTGACCAGGGAGAGCGTCTGTATCGAGAGCGCCGGGCTGGCCTCCGGGTCATAGCCGAACTTCAGGACTATGCCGCCCTCGATCGCGCCCTGCGTCGCCATTGCCACGCAGCGCGCGGGCATCTGGTTTGCCGTCCACCATTCCCGGAGCTGCGCCTCTAGCGTCTCATTGCCCGCGCAGCGGATCTCTATACCCTTGCCGAAGAGGAAGCGAGCGCCGCGGGTGACAACGCGCTTAGGCATCGCCCTGCAGCGCGGCAGCGGGCCGAGGTCCTCGGTCTTCCAGTTCGTGAAGGCGAACCGTGGGTACGGCTTCAGGCAGTGGTACGCATGGGCGCGTTCGGCCTGCTCCTGTAGCAGTTTGAGGCCCTGCGGTAGGTTCTTCGTGCCGATCAGGGAGGCGGCGAGGGTTTTAACGTTGGGTTGTGCCATGGCGGGTTAGGTGTCGGCCGCGGCGGCTTTACCGCGGCGGCTTTTCTTCGTTCGGAGCTTTCCGAGGAAACGCAGGAGGCCGTAAACGAACACATCGACCAGGTCGTCATGCGTCGCCAGCGGGAAGCGAAGGAGCTGGTCGAGAAGCTGGCTAACGCCTCCGGCGGTCGCCGGGTAGGTCGTGTTATCGGGTAGCAGCACGCGCCCAGACTCACAGAGAGGGGTGACGCCGTGCGCCCGCTCTTCTTTGCTGTCCGAGACAGGGATCGGGATCAAAACGAGATCCGGATCGGAGCGCCGGACGTACTGCATCAGGGTCGTGCCTGATACCTTGTCCTCGACGTAGTCGCCGCGGTATCGCTCGCCGAATTTGGCCCGGAACCATCGGGCCTGGTCGGTCAGGAACTTCGCCAGATCCGGCGTCTCCCATCGTCCATGGGCGACGCGCAGCAGGTATAGATTGCCGTCCGCGCCAGCGCCGAACGTCGCGCAGGCCGATTCGTCGTTCTCCTGGCCGTCTTTGAGCGCTGTATCCCAGCACGTCCACACTTCCAGGAGGCGCGGCAGCTTCTGGTAGCGGCTGA